ATTTGCCGGCCTGTTGTTGCATAAACCCAACACCAGAAGGACTCATGGGAACCCAATATCCGTCAGACTCTTCTATGAATCTGACCGGAGTCATGAATCCCCTAGATTTCATGGGCAGTATATCTTCTTGCCACTGGTTCCTATAATATTCTGTACGATCTGCGCCTGACCACATCACACCTACGACAATATCTTCAAAAGAGACATCCTGAGATATCAACCGTTGCAGTGTGTTAAGAACACTCATCATTATTAGATTGTTTCCTATCGCGGGAAACGCACAATTCAGATTGACAAAGTTCATCAGTTCGCATGTTGCTTCTGGCCATGAATCATAGAGCATGGAGGTCGTAAAAGAACAACCTCCAGAAACAAAATATTTTTGTTCTGGCAACTTGTCTGGAATATCTACATACTGTTCCTTCATTCTACATGCTGAGCTTCGACGTACAAGGTCTGCATAACTGATGTCAATTTATCCTTGTCTAAATCTGTCACTGTATTATGTATATACTCACTCAGGAGTGTCATGGTGTCATCCACTTGCAACTCTACTTCACCAACGGCCTCATCCTCAAACTCAGAGAAGTCTTCAATGATTTTTAATTCTACACAGTTACAAGTATACAGAGAATCCACCAGTTTGTCAAACTTTAAAAAGTTGTCTTTCTTTACTACGATCAACTTCACACAAGCACCAACAACTTCAGTCAAATCAAATTGACTTTGGCCATCGACATCATTGTAAAACAATTTGTGAAACATACGAAAAGGATTCTGATGAAACTCTAGTTCGTTAGTCTCCGTATCATAGATGTGAAACCCTCGGTCATCTTGAAAATCAGACCAAGTAATTTCATAAGGATTGCCAAGGTAATTAACATTGTCACGAGAACTGCGATGATGGAAATGCCCACTACAAACCAAATCAAAATGCTTAAAGGGATCGTGATCCATCCCATGATCATTTGGAACGCCTTTGTACATCTGAAAGCCAGTGAACTCAAAGTGTCCGAAACAAACTTTGGCATCAGTCCGAGCAACAGCTTCCATAGTAGACTTATAATTATCACTACATATCCACGGAACAAATAGTATTTTTCTTCCATCCAAATCCATCTCCGAAACTTCTGGATAAATTTTGATGTTGTCGTATTCTTGCAACAACAAATCCAGAGAGTTTACATCGTTAGTATTTTTGAAATAGGTATCGTGATTGCCTGGGATCATGTGCATAGTAATGCCCAGACGGTGTGCTTGTCCGAAAAAATATTCTTTACAAGACTTCAGCGTGTTGTAGTTGATGAACTTTCTTCTATCAAATACATCACCCAAGTGAACAATAGTATTTATTCCTTGAGCCTGTAGAGATGGAAAAAAGAAGTCATCATAAAATCTCTTGAAGTATCCATCAAACGCAAGACTGTCTGACCTCGCACCAAAGTGAGTGTCAGTAACTAAAGCAACCTTCATGCAAAAACCTTATTCATCTTGTGAGCAAAGATTTCATAGTATCCCTCTTTGGATAACAAAACCTTTTCGTAATTTCTTCTGTATTGGTCAAGTTTGTTTGACATGACTGTCGGGTTCTTCAGTTCGATAACCTTCTCTCTGAATTCATCAAAGTCCTGCACTCGTTGCCAATCGTCAATGTTATATGTATTGTTCTCATCATAGTTCTGATAGACAAACGGAATCATACCAATCGCAAGGGCCTCGACATACCTTGAAGTAGTGGCCTTGGGGTCTTTCCAGTTGAAACAAAGTGTGGATCGACACGGAGACAATTTTGGATACAACTGATTCCAATCTTTGATCCAAGCAGATTGTCTTTGCATACCAGAAGGAAACCCACCAATCAGAATGGTAGAGATGTCTGGGTCTCTGTAAATCTTTCTCAACACTTTGCCACGATCACACCCATCCTTCATCCTACCCCAATATCCAAAGTCATGATTGTATGACCTACCAAACATCTCAGATATGGCATTGTCAAACTTGTCACGAATGAAATGATACTTCATGCCGTGGATGTTACCAGAGAAATCAATCTCATCAATCTCAGTGTAGGACTTGATTGGTATGTTCTGTAGCGTGTGTTCCCTATAGAGTTCTTCACTGTCACCCCTGTCTGATCTCAGGACAATTACATGTTTGTCCTTGAAGAAGGGAATAATTTTTTCCATGTGTGATTGAGACTTTGCCAAATCTTTTGGGTTCATCTGCAACTCACCATGATACCGAAACTCACTATCACTTGGTATGACAATCGCGTCGGCCCACTCTATTGTCTCTGGTGTTCTCTGTGGGCGATACTGATTGAAAGATATGTTGTATGTCTCATACTGGTGTTGCGGATTGTCACGCATCCACAGTTTATAGTTTTCCAAGAAACTATCCAACACGGTTTCCAGTGGGCCATTGTACCTTACGTTTGACCGCAATCTAGCACATGTAATCTTCATCGTTTAATCTTTTCTCTTATCTCACCCTTGGTCACTCTATCTCTCAGTTCGGTAGAGGAAAAGGTGTGTTGTCTGTTAGTGTAATAAATTTTTATGGGCAAGTGCGAACCAGTAAACATTTTGTCCTTGTATTCTTCACCAACAAATCTGATATCAATTTGTTTGGTGTTCAATATATCCATGAGACAAGTTTCTCTGTCATATGGTATAACTTCATCAACCCACTTCAATCCATTCAACTGAACATATCTTTCGTAGATACTTTGTATGGGTTTGTTTTTATCTGATCGGTCTAAGGTGGGGTCTGTCTGTAGTCCCACTATCAAGTAGTCACATTTACTGGATGCCTCTTCCAACATCACAACATGACCAGCGTGTAACAAATCAAATGAACCGCAAGTAAATCCTATCGTCATCTTATAATATCTATCTTGTTTATTGTATCGTGATTCCACACTTCCAATTCTTTGCGGATTCTACCATCCGACATGAGGTTGTTGTGGCGTTTGGTTGCTAGTTTTTTCCACCACTTGATAATCTCGGGTAATTCAAACCTATCAAAGTTCTCGGCCTTTTGAAGTGTATCGGTCTTACCAAGTAGTACGTCTCTTGAATTAGAGTATCCATACTCTGACATGTAAAATCTTTTGTTTGTTGTCACATCAGTAGACTGTTTGATCACATCACAGAACTTATTGTATTCATTGGTGTCATGTTCTTTCAAAGATGCTTTGATAATTTGAATCATCTTTGTCTGATACTTTAGTTTTCTACTAGAAGCACCCTTGTGGATCAGTGGTTCATCACCATTTCTTTCTTCAAACCAATCTCTCAGATGAAAGTAAATATCTTCACCCATAGTCAACAAGAAAGATGACATAGTATCACCCTTGTATCGTAGGAACGGCCGCATACCGTCATACATAGATGCACCCTTGATGTTACCATACAGGGATGTTGTCTCAAACAAACAGAACTCCGTGTCGTATTTTTTGTCCAACATCCTACGCACATCATGAGAACAACAAATCGCGGCCATCAACTTACCCCCAAGATAATTGAAACCGAATGGTTGGACGGGAACAATGTTGAATCCCATGATCGCACGTTGATTAAAAATGCCAAGATCGGGAACGCCACCAAGATACTCATTTCTGGGTTTAGAGTTGATGAGAGGGGAACCCATCTTGATAAACCCAACTGCTTTGTTAGAGTTGGTCTCTTTTACAATAAGCTTAAGAGATTTTCCTGGCGCCTCATCGGGGGAAAACGAAGCTGTCATTTCCAACATCTGATCAAAGATTTCATTGTTCATCTGAACAACTTCAAAGTCTAAGTCTTCTGGTGGCGTTTCCCAATCTTGAAACATATCATCTTCCACGCTCATACCAAAAAGAGGGGGCGGCAATTCTTTCACCCTCTCAATTTTTCTAGCGCGGAAGTAGTCATCAATCCTCTCAAACTTGGAGAAGTAATCGACAACTAGTTCGCTAGCATAAAGACAATCTTCTTTCGATAGAATCATGCAAACATAAACTCTGGTGTGGGTCTGTTAGTCCACTTTGAAAAGTGTGCTTTGTATTTGCGATAGTATTCTTGGTACGCTTCAACAAAGTCATCACGTTTGACATCATCTGGCATTGCCTGTGGTATTTCTTGGAACGGGCCATCAGGAATGTTTTTTGGTGGCATTGCCAATTCGTTGTGTAGTTTTGCCCACGAACCGTGAACCTTACCATATCGGTGTGTGTATTCTTCGGCGAGCGCTTCCCATAGACCATACATCCACAGGTAATTACCCATAGTGGCTCGAACCCAAATGTTTGTCGGGTGATTGATATGAGATGCTTTGTAGAGTGTGTTCTCCATATGAACATCATTCAACTTCCACCGTTTGATACGGTGATTGTTCTTAGTCCTGTCATAGTATTCTTCACCATCAAGAACACGATGAGCGGTAGACAGAAGTTGCGAGTATTCAATGTTCATTTTCACAACGTGTTTGTCGTTGTGTAACATTGCAGCTACGGTGTAGTTGCGATCAAGTCCAAATGCGTTCATAATATATACCCCCTAGTATTCATTACATTATACATACAAACCAAGCGGGTGTCAAGGGTCAAAGTTTCACTGCTAGGACTATCAGTATAGCGACTAGCAATATGTTGGTAGTCAGAATGAGAATGCCCAACATCGTGTGATACCAAACCCATCTCGTTTTGTAGGCATTCTCAATGCTCACATCATCGGGGTCAGGGTCAACACTCAGTTTGGCACCCTCTACAAAAAATTTTCCGAAACTACCTAACCAAGAAGTTTTGGTATCTTGAGGATTTGTTTTGATTTTCTTTTCCATACGAGTTAAGCATCGTCCTTGAGTGCAGCAATCTTTTCTTTTGCAACCGCAATAGCCTCTTTATCATTGAAGTATTTCGGCCGGCGTTTTGGAATGTTCTTGCCTTCGTTAGCAAACTTTTCATCTTGTTTGTTTGCCTCATCAATCTGACGTTTCATATACTCAAGGTACTCATTAGACCCCCCATCAGCGGCAAGTTCTTCCATCATATTTTGTAGGTCTAAACTCTGAATGTATCTATATTTAGCATCCAGTTGTTTCTTTTCTTTCTGAATCCTACGCAAGAAGGCGTAGTAGGTTATCTGTGTGAAGTATGCGAAAGGATTGGATGACTTGGCAGGATCAAAGTTATTGATGTATGTGATACAATTCTCAATCCCATCCAGAATCATTTCTTCTCGGAACGTGTAATTCACAAAGTTGGATTTGTATGCGAGGTGGTTTGCAATCTTTACAAAACACTCACCTATGTAGTTTGATACACGAGGTTTTTCCTCACCAGCTTCTTCTGCAGCAACCCTAGCGTTGCGATATTCAGTCATCGCCGCCAGAAATTCTTTGTTGTTGACGTAGTGTCTGTTTTCAGTTTTTTGTTTTGCCATAATTAAATTCCTTTCCTATTAGGATATAACGTACTATATCACTTTATCGGGTGAATGTCAATGATGAAAAAACACCCTTGACAACCGTTATCAAATTCGTTATAATTGAGCTGTACTTCTAAGGGATACTAAGCTTAGAAAGAATCTGGCCGGCCCAGAGAGAGTGTTGATCAGAACCAGAGTGTTGCATGTCTCTCGCAAGATAATCTGGCCCATTCGGCCCGTCCGGCGTATCTTCTAGTACCACTAGTCTAACATGATTTTTGTGACACATGTTAGATATTGCATCCAAATTCTTATCATAATTTATATCAGCATTAACCTCGTTGACCAAATAGTATTTGTAAAAATTTTTAAATTCCCCAAATGTATTGAGTCTGGTCGGTAAAAACTTCCACCACCGTCCATGTCCATGTTCGTCAGTCAATTTAAACTCGCACCTGTGTTTTGCCGGCGGCCGGTAAACTGCTATGGTTGGTTTCAGTTTTGGTATCCAATGTCTTGCGAGTCTGTAACACGAGTCACTGGAACCACCCTCCACACCTAGATTATAATTTTTCAAACCCAACCTTTGAGATACCGCGTGAGCAAAAGTTTTTTCTATTGGCAGTCCTACCCCAACGGTATGACTGCATCCCAGAAACATGACGTTTGGAACTGAGTCAAAATTTTCGCATCGAAATCCATACTCATTCAGTTTGTATGTGATGCGAACATTCTCCCATTTTTTCACATACTGATACTGTTCTTTCAAATTCTTGTGATATAAATTTTCTTGATCTGTTGACCAAAAATCTAATTCACATGATCTTTCTTCAGCACCACAAATATCAATGTTCATTAGTGCAGTTTTCGATTGGGGCCTATATTTTTGATTCTATTCATCAATTCATCAAAACTTTCATCGTCCATTTCTTGTAGTTGGTCTTCAATGTCATCGTACACACTATCAGTAAAATCTAAAGTATCATTCTGAGTTTCCATATAATGATTTGTCATTTTATAAAATTCGTCATGATAGTCTGAGTGTAAAGGTGTGATAGTTACAACCTTAGATTGTCGAATGTCAAATGTGGCCACCTGTGTAAAAGTCAACCAAGGCCTTAAAGAAATGGCTTCCGTGGTATGACTTACCTTGATTCGTAGAATTTCTAGTGGAAATGTAGTGGTAATCAAAGCTGAGTCTTCTGTGTCATCTAAAATACCACAACACAACTGAGTACCGTCTTCTAAACAAATAATACTGGGCTTACAATTTTGTACCATCTGAGGATATCCTTATTACTTTGTAATCAAAGTTCTCTTCATTATATAACTTGATTCTTTCTAGGACATGATTGAGTGTGTAATTTTTTTTAGACTTCCAAGAAAGGTCATCACCAATGTCAAATAGATTGCATGAAGTTTTTTGATCTCCTTTTCTCAATCCCCTACCAATACTCTGTAGGTTTCTTATCCTACTTTTACTTGGCGATGCGAACACCACATTGTGTAGGTTTCTTATATTTATGCCGGTAGAGAATGTCCCATATGATGCAACAATAATAGTATCATCAGACTTCT